TAATACGTCTTTGATGAATTATAATGAATTTAAAACGAAAGTTTTAAACCAAGACGTTTAAACTTGTTTCTCCAACGGTAGAAGTTGGCATTGTGATTAGAATAAACATCTTTATCTATAGTCATTTGATACAAATGAACCATTTCGTGTGCAAGAGTCTCAATAAACTCTTTCCACGTATCGTATCGTTTTTTTAATTCTATTTTAAAAGTGATTCTTAGATGAGGCAGTTGATCCACAGGCAATGCTCGTTTGTTGACGGCTTTAATTTTTCTTGCGTCCCACAGGCAAATACACTGTCCCATACAAGTAGTTAACTGACGAAGCTCTATAGGCGGCATCTGCAAACGGTTTTCAAATAAGCCTTTGTTTAATATGTGGAACCAACTTTGTGCCTGTGCTAGTGTGGGTCGATGATTTTTAATGTCAGCACGTTTTATTAATGCCTGCTTGACTTGGTAGCGAACTTTCTTCACTGCTTTTACTGAAATTTTTCTTCGTTTCGTAAGTTTCATAAAGTACGCATATAATTGGGGGTTGACTTTATTACCAATTATGCTATACTGTAATTATCCAAAAATGACGTTTCAAAATACTAGCAAAAAACTCGAAACTATTAACGATATAGTGCGTTTATTAGCATATAATTCACACCTAATATTAGGCGATGAGAAAGACACCAAAGTGTGCGTATCTCTTGCTGAGAGTACCTATGCTTGGACTGAGAAACAGGGAGGACTGGCTCTCAGGATAGCGACCAAGTATCAAGGAGTTATTAAAAAATTAGGATTAGAGATTGATGAGCTGTTATCTAATCCTGTGTATGAAGAACCATTTAGGATCATTAGTTCTGAGAAATCTATAGAAAAAATATTTGATAATAATCAAAACGAATGGATTCAAATACAATTTCCATACAATGAAAAACTAATACAATTGATACGATGTCTAAAAAATAAAAAAACACAAGGCATTCTTAATATGCGATATGATGGAGAAACTAGAATATGGACCATGCCTTATGTTGATATTGTGATCTACTACATAACACTAATTGCTGTGAGATACGATTTTAAAATTTATTGCTCTGAAATTATTAAAGACTTTGAGGAAATAAGACGAGAAAAACAGACACATAAATTGTGTAAAGCAGAAATAGAGGACGGCTCTGTAAGATTAATCAATGCTGTAGAATCATTACAAGAGTATTGGAATGAAAACGTTGCACCACTGCCCTACATCCAACAAGTGGATCAATTAAAAAACTTTGAAATTCCTTTTAATAAAAAACCTGTTACATCGTTGAGTGAGTCTATGGCTTTTGCTTCTAAACGTGATCTGTTTATACCTCGAGGACAGTTTACTAAGAGTGATTTTTTACAAGCAATGCAAGAACTGAACACGTTTCCTGCTATTTGTATGATTTACGGCAATGTAGAAACCGACGAAGATCTAATAGAATTTAGAGAATGGCTGGACGCAATCAAACAAGTGGGCATTAAAGAACAAGAATTGTGTTTTGGTCTTGAAAAAGATATCAAAGTATGGAAAATAGTCGAAGACGGTAACGAATTAATTAAATTAAATGCTGATTACCGTCGGTGCGATAAGAATACCAAAATAATATTTGTGAGAAATAGAATACCAAAATCATTAATAAATTCAAAAATACAGGTGCGTTCTGCCTTTATGATGCAAGGTGGTGCTTATTGGTCAGGCGGGTCTACATCTTTAACTATTTTAGTTGATAATCTCCCAAAAAAGTTGTATTATATGAATGAATGTCCACAAAATTTTAAAGGTGAAAAAATAACAAATGAGTTCTTGCAAACTGGTAATAAAAGATGAAGTTAACGTTAAGTTTGAAAACCTATCCCTTGAACACAGAAAAAAATTAAGCAACAAATTTAAATTTGAAATACCTTACGCAAGACATCTTCCAGCAGTAAAATTAGGCAGATGGGACGGCAAGGTTGCTTTTTTTGGATTAGGCGGTACAACCTATCTGTCATTGGTTGATCAAATTTTACCTATATTAGAAGATGCTGGCGTGTATGTTGAAGTAGAGGACCAACGAGAAAAACACAATTTTGAATTTAAATTAATCGATAAAAATCTTTTGTCAGACATACAATGGCCTAAGAATCATCCTTGTGCTGGGCAACCAATTGTGTTGCGAGACTATCAAGTGGAAGTGATTAATAAATTTTTAGAACATCCTCAAAGCATTCAAGAAATTGCCACAGGTGCAGGTAAAACTATTATCACTGCGGCTCTCTGTAAACTGGTTGAGAACTATGGAAGAACATTAACTATTGTGCCAAACAAAAGTTTAGTTACACAAACAGAAGATGATTTTATTGCTTGTAATCTTGATGTGGGGGTGTACTACGGTGACCGAAAAGAACTAGGAAGACAGAACACAATTGCAACTTGGCAATCATTAAACATACTCGAAAAGAAAAGCAAAGACGAAGAAACCACAGACTTTTTAGAAGCCATACAGAATATTAATACAGTAATCATTGACGAAGTGCATATGGCCAAAGCGGATGTACTTAAAAGATTATTAACAGGACCATTTGCAAAATGTGGCATACGTTGGGGACTCACAGGCACAGTGCCCAAAGCAGATTTTGAATTCTATGGATTAAAATGTTCTATTGGGGAAGTGACTCATAAAATACCTGCTAAAGAATTACAAGACAAAGGTGTGTTAGCACAGTGCAATGTGAATGTGTTACAAACACAAGATCATCCTGTGTTTAAAAATTATCAAGAAGAATTAAAATGGTTAACCACCGACGAAACTCGAATGGAATGGGTTGCCAGTACTATAGAATCTATTGCCTCATCAGGTAACACACTGATACTTGTGGATAGAATATCAGCAGGAGAAATTCTCGAAAAGAAATTAAAAGGATCAACATTTATTTCAGGTTCAACTAAAAATCCAGATCGAAAGGAGCACTATGATGAAGTATCTACTGCAACAAATAAGATTATTATTGCCACATATGGAGTTGCCGCTGTGGGCATTAATATTCCTCGTATTTTTAATCTTGTCCTTATAGAACCAGGCAAGTCGTTTGTACGAGTAATTCAGAGCATTGGCAGAGGTATTCGTAAAGCAGAAGACAAAGATTCTGTACAAATTTGGGATATTACCAGTTCTTGCAAGTTTGCAAAAAGACATTTAACCGAGAGAAAAAAGTTTTACAAAGAGGCCAATTATCCGTATAATATAGATAAAATAGATTATGAAAATCCTTACACTAGATAATAAAACATACACCTTAGAAAAGATTCCAGAGTTTGTGGATGACAATTTACGATTTGCAGTACTAGATAATTCTAATCCTGCAGATCCAGATTACTTCTTTGTACCTTTAATATTTTTAGAAAGTTTTTCAGCGCCAGCGGCAGTGTTACAAATTGGAAAACATAGAGTTACTATGCCATTAGATTGGAAAGTTATCATAGGTGATCCAGAAGAAGGAGAATTATTTGTTATATCAATAACCAGTCTTAACGATCGAGGATTCTCTGCGTTCCTTTATAATCCACTCACTGGATCTAAACCAGATTTTGCAGAAATAGACATTGTAGATATCTATCAAGAAGTTAAATGGTATTTCCCAAAAGTAAAATCGGGACAACTGTTAGCTGTGCCTCTTACTAATGGAGAAAATCCTTTGTGTGCATATTTTGTTAAAGATATTTCAAGGCAATCAGAAACACTAGACTACGGATCAGTATGGTAAAAGAAAAAAATATAGTTAAGATTAAAAAACCAGTAATGGACATTGACGGAACACAGATTCTTATGGACCGACATTGGTACACTCATATCAAACAACATTTAGACGAAATATCTTTAGAGTTACCAATTAAGGAAATATATGATTCTGAAAAACATTTACTTGTAGAATTTAAGAATGCTAAAATAGCAACAATGTTTAGATTAAAATATGGCGACAGAACAAAATAGAAAATTTTTTGAACTTAGAAATGGCATGAAAGCCATCGATTTTCGTAATAAAGATTACTACGATCGTATAGATGAAAAAGAACAATCTTTGTATTCACCTTATATGATTATGAGATATGCTTCAGCAGTATCTGGAGATAGATTCTATCAAGAACACTATGTTGAAATGGTTAACGAATGTGTTAATAAACATTTATGGGAATTGAGCAGTAAACACAAAAAATTGTGTTGGATTCTAACTGCGATGTGTGGATCTTTGAAACAACAGTTTCATCCATGGGTCAAACCTATGAAGAAAGTAGCAAATAAGTCATTGCAAAAATTAATGGACATCTATCCTAATTTAAAAATGTCAGATCTAGAAACACTAGATAAGATCATAACTGATGCAGAATTAGAACAACTAATAGAGGACCATGGACAGCAATCTTAAC